TAGGGGCAGAATGCTTATAACGAAGAGTGTTGGCCAACCATAGACTTCCATGAATACATCCGGTGTCATGGTTGTATGCCTCCATCCAAGTGTTAATCATGTTACCACGGGCGTTGTAATCCAACCACTCCGCGATAAGCTTTACTCCAGGGTTGTCTATGGCGCTGACGAACCGTTCGAGTGAAGGTGCCAACTTTCCCTTGACAACTGGTTGAGGTCGCCCAGTCTTAGTAACTTCGTCTTTTCCGTTGACCCAACCGAGAGCAAGTAACTTTTCCAATCTTTGATCTGGGCTTCCAATATTGAAAGACACGTAATCAAAGACGTTATATCCTCTGTCGTTGGAGATTGTGACTTGAGGATACTGCTCGATATGTCGGAGATAGTCTTTTGTATGGCCTCCATTCTTTTTATATGCTTTTGCATATTTTCTAATGAATGTAAGTTCGGGGGGCCAGATTTCGTGGACTCTTCCAGCGATGTCATTTTCTATTCCTCTAACTTTGGAGTACAACGACATCGCTTCTGGATAGTTAAAGGCGAAGCCATTCTTCTGCTGCTGTTGTATTAGTTGCCACGACCGATGTTCAATCTCAAGACCTGTGTCTGTCAACCCTGCCTTGATACACCGATGCAGCAAAGCCATGTACACTTTCATACAGAGGATGGCGTCGTTCAGGCAGTAGTCTTCCTGCTCTTGAGACCACTTCGAGAAGTCAGAGTGATCTCCCTTCGGATGTTTAATCCTAAGACCCCAAGCACCCAGACCATGGCCGTCAGGAATGGAAGGACTATACACCAGAGACATGACCATGGTGTCAACCAAGTCAGCAATAGTGAGAGAGGTGCCCAGGAGACGATTAAGAGTTGGGGCGTCATATCCAATAATGTTGTGGCCAACGAATCGACATCCTTCTTTCTTACGGGCATCGATCCACTCCCTTATGCTTTTCGAAGTACGAAGACGTACCTCTTCCTTTGTATCAAGCTTGACTGCACAGAGGCACCAGATGACCGTGCTTGGTATGAGATCGCCTTCGATGTCGATAGACCACAGTTTCGACAGGTCGGCTGTCAGATACTTAAGCCCAGGGCTGGTCACTTTCATGGGCAGTTCCTCCCTCTTCGTAGATGTCTATCAGTTCCTGTGTCAACTCCGTAAGACGGGTAGTCTCCGGGTTGTACTCAAGCCATAGGCATGGTCCCGTACGGCCACAAAACCTGTTCTTCTCAATGGTGACAACTGTAATGTTACGACGCCACATCTCTTTAGCTTTCTTATCGCGATAAAGAGACATATGGATGTTGGCCACTTTCTCTGGGCCCGCCGAACCACGCGCCTGTCCAGTCCTGTTTGTGTGAATGACGCATAGTACAGCAATGTTCAACTCCATCGTCATAGTCTTGAGTTTCGTACTGATCTCGTCGAGCTGTTTCCTCTCGTCACCGTTTTGATCTGAGACGATTATGGACAGATGGTCGATGACGATGTACTTACAACCGAGGGCGACCATGTGACGAATCTTGTTGAGAATTTCGTCAATGTCGTTACTACCAAAATGATCGTAGAAGATAGCCCGGTTATGGTCAAGAACTTCTCCATGCGCTCTGATAATGTCTTCGGGTGTGAAAGGCGTATCAGGGAGATGATAAGGCTTGCTGTCATGAATAGAAAGAAGGCCAAGAGCGGTGTCATGATTAGGTTCCTCTAGGTGTAGGAAGCCTACGCCGTATCCTTCCTTGATGATGTCAGGGTTCATCAGGAGACAATACTCAATCTCCTTGAGTACGGATGTCTTACCTACACCGGTGTCAGCCATGAGGAGGACAGCCTCTGACAGCCGCATCCCGTACGTCATCTTGTTCAGTCCTTGCCATGGGTAGGGTACGCTGAAATGGTTAGGACGATTGAGAATCTCATCGGCCATGTCACGACCCATCTTGAGACCGTCCGGCTTAAACGTAGGAGCCTGCCACCACTCCCGTACAAACCCTTCACCTTCCTTGTTACGAAGGTAATCGTTGGGATCGTTGTACTTACGAAGTGAGAGAGTCTTGATCTTACCGATCTCGAATCCGACATTGCAGACATCCTTCATAGCCTTCTTACCGGCTTCGTCGTTGTCGAAACAGAAGACGATGTTGTCGAAGGAGTTTAGGTACTCGAAGTCACGTTTGACGTCTTGTACAGCAGTAGAAGAGCTGTGGACAGAGACTACCGGCCACTTGCTGCCCATCATCTGATAGGCCGCTGCTGCGTCGTCCTGACCTTCTACGACAGTGATATACTTCCCGCCAGGCGGGAAGGCGTGACGACCGAAGAGACCTGCCCCCTTGATGGAGCCTTCGTACAAGAACTGTTTGTTGGGTCCACGGATTTTGTTACCGACGTGGTTGCCTTCGATGTCGAAGATTGGGTACTTCGCAAGGTACTTAGCTCCGTCACTTCCTACGTCGATGCCGTATCGCTTCACCGTCTCGGATACAAAACCACGTTCAGGGAAAGGACGGAAGACAGACGTCATAGAAGTAAAAGGTTTATCAGTTGTCACTTCTGGGGCTGCCAGACTCATATCGTCGGCCTTATCTGGTGGGATATTACACCCACATGAGAAACATTTGCCCCAGCCGTTGCTCTGGATACTGTAGGCATCACGAGAGGGACAGCGGGGACAAGGTAGATGAGTAGTCTTAGTCATTCAATCAAGTCCTCTCTCACCTTGTACGAGTATTATAGCATATTTAATCGGACTTGTCAACTAAAATCAGGTCAGGCTGCTCATCTTTTTCAAGAATGCCTTCCTTTTCAAGGACATAGGTGACCTGTTCTTCGTCGAGAGGGTCGGAGAAAACCTCCGCGATTGCGATCAGACAGGTCGGACAAGGGTCCCAGTCCTTGTGTTCGTTGTTGTACGAGACTTGTTCACCGGACAGGACGTGTCCGCAGATGTAGCATTGCATCAGATATATTCCTTAAAGAAGTTGGAGTAGTCGTCAACAGTCTGACCCTCTAATCCGGGAGCGGTATTGATTTCCAGCACAGAGGCTTTCCCTCCTGTTGTAAGGATACAATCGACTGCACCAAAGTCGAGGCCCGTCGCCTCCAAAGCTCGCATAGCAGCTCTCCGTACACGTAGTGGTACATCAATTCCTTGGCGCTGGAAAACGAAACCGTTGTCATGGCTTCGGATGCGCCAGTCTGTTGGTTCTGTTCCACTTTTCGCTACCTTCTGTTGTTCTGAGATGACTACGAATGTGCCGTCAGAAGTCTTGCCGACGTGGATACGAAATTCTTTCTTCTTCTTCATGTATCGTACATAGAGAGGAGCATCGACGAGATCGTCAGGAGTGTCAGCGATGACGATACCAGCGCCTGAGTGGCCGTTGAGGACCGTACGACAGACGATTGGATAAGCTCCTGCCGGAATGTACTCCTTGTCAGTCCAGAACTCAGGAACGAGAGTGTCTTCGATCTCCGGGCTGACAGTAAACTCCTTCATGAGTTGAAAGAATTTGAGCTTGTCGACTGCTTCTCTCACTTTGAGTGGACTGTTGAGAATTTTGACAGACACTCCTTCCGGTGCCGTGATGTTATGCAAAGAATGAAACTCAGAAGAACCCCAGTTGATTACGACGGAGTCCTCCTTGATCTTCCACTTCGAATCTACAAGACGAAGAGCTTTGACGTCCAGGGCTTCACAGAGAGCTTTGACACTCTTGCTTCCGGTTTTGTAAGGGAGAATTTTAACGGACATGATTAATCCTCGTCTGGGTCATAGTTCGACGTAGTTGGGTATTCTTCTGAAAGATCTGGAATAGAAAACCACTCGTTGGCTTGATCAGTTGCAGGAGGTTGAGAAGTCACCTTCTGCTGGTAAAAATGAGGAGCTGGTGCAGGTGCCGAAAGAGGTGTGTAGACAGGTACATTAGACAGAAGAGACTGCAACTCTGCCTCTGACATTCCATAAGTCGAAGCTACATTTCCCAATTTCTTCTTCGGGCGACCGAAAGGATCCTCCTGATTTACAACGGGGACGAAAACAGACCAGTCCCGACAGAAACAGATGTCCTGTGCCATACGGATGCCTTCGTACAGAGAGTCAGAGATTTGGTCGTCGTTCCAATCGATGCCGTTACGGACGATGTCATAAGTATCTCCGAGGATATTCCTTATGAAAAACATAGGACCGCCGTAAGAGAACGAGTTGCAGACTTCCCGAGGATCAGGAAACTGCTCAGAGAATTCGTACAGACGACGATTGATAGCCACCCAGTCAAGAATAAGCTGAGGATCGGTGGCACCACGAAGGTAACGATTTTCGAGAGAACCAAACTTCACCAGAGCTTGGCTGTTGAGACCGGCGTAATGAAGACCTTCATGGAGAGTGACATCGCCGTCGTTTCGGATAAACCTCTTCAGGGTTTGTATAATATTGGGGGCGTCCTTGGCACGAAGACAGAAAAGATTACCTACGCGATGATCACCGGCCCATTCAGAGAGGATTTCTTCGAGAGCGAACCACATCGCCGTAAACGAGGCAAGACGGTTGACATTCCAGAGACCGACGTTGAGATGGACGTGGACAGAAGTCCTGTTCGACTCATCCAATTCGGTTCCAAAATCCTTGAATATCTTCCACAAGCTCTTGAGGGCTTCAGGAACGGCGTCGAATAAGATAGGATTGGAGAGGACATATTCGGCGTTATCTTCGCCACGGAGAGAATGATCGTCATGATATGACCAGTAGGGTTCGAGCTTGGACCCACTTTTGTAAAACTTGTTGCCCTCGCATTCAATCTCCAGTCCGATATCACCGAAGACCTTCCCTTTACCTACGAGGTTACGTATTTCTTCTCCGTACACTTTTTCTTTCAGTGTAGGTATAAAAACTGGATGAGCCATCAAATAATCCTTCCAAAATATTCAGTTGCTGCAATAACTTCAGTAAGATACTTGAAGTCGTCGCCAAGTTTCAGCAAAGTCTTGTCACATTGAGGAAAAACACCTACGATATCCCCCTTATAGGCAAGGAAGAGCATCCCAATAGGTCCTCGAACAAGTGCCAACTTTCTGTCAAAAGCTACACCCCGGTTGGAGATTTCGGGATTGTTCAGAGCTTCGAAAGTCTCATCGATAGTAGGATAGTTACCCAAGATAGTGTCTGCCAACTCATTTGTCAAGAGTCCGACCTGACGATCTCGATAGGAATTCCCTCCGAGACAAACAGGAATCTGTGAGAGACTCTGGCTATTCAGTCCCTGCTCTGTACGACGAGTAGGAGCCCTTTCTACATAGACACACCTACTGTCGATGTTGACAAAGCCGAGAGGAAATGGCCGGAACTTATTGAAATGAGGAGAATTCATCTGTTTCCTGATGACCTTCGAATGAGGGTTCATACCAAGGTATTCGTCACAAAGAGGTCCAACGGAAGGGTTATCTCCGCTGTTCTTCGAGATGCCGTCGAAAGGGTAGAAACGCTGCTCACTCTCTTTGCCATCACAGAGAGGTTCCATATACACCCTAAAGATGTTGTCACCTGTGTGGTTGGCTATGGCAAGGACGTGGTAGGGGTGTCCGTCGTAGATAATTACGGTACCCTTGATCCTCTTGTTTGCCTCAGGAAGAAACTCATAGAAGTTGGGATATTTAGCCATGATAACCGTCCTTCACGATAGTTTTCAAAGGATAATTCAGACCGTACTCAAAATTCTGGTTACAGCGAGAAGAGTTGATAGACTTGCAGAGGAGTCTGTTGGCATCACTTCCACCTTTCTCCGGCATGTAGAGAACCGACATATCCCAGATGGCTTGGTTCATTCGATCCCAGACATCTCTACGAAGAGGTTTTTTCGTCAACCAGAAGTTGGACAGAACACGATACTCGACGCCATAGCTTTTGTATCGACATGCCCCTGCCTGGCCGTACAGAGTCCGACGGATGTTGTTCTTGTCGGTAAAGAGAGACCAGTAGCCGAGATACCAGTCGAGCTGCTTCACAAGGTCGGAGCAATGGTTAAGATGCTCGATATCCTTCGAGAGATCGACGTCTTGAGTCCAGCCGATATGGAGATGACCACTGGCTGTACGGACACGTTCGAGATCACCAGTAGGTTTCGGGGAAGGATTCTGCTCATTCGTCCAGCCGTTGAAGTCGGGATTACATCCGAGGACCTTAGCAGCAGGAGGGATACGCTCCCATTCCTCGATGTCATACTTGACAGAAGGAACGGCAGAAAGCTTGTACCCTTTCGGGAGAAAGGAGAACAGACTTTTCATCACCTCGACGATGTTACGGTCGAAGTCTTCGAAGTTCTCGACTGGATCGATGTTGAACTCGGCGGCAGTGCCGTCGACTTGGATAGCTCCGTAAGGAACCTTGAAGGGCTCATCCTTCGTTCCAGGCAACAGATCGTGTGCAGAGACGA